AGGATCTGGCGGCGCTGTCCACCTTCGGCAATTCGCTCGCCTTCGGGGACTTCAAGCAGGCCTTCCTGATCCTCGACCGCCAGGGCAACCGCATGCTGCGCGACCCGTACACCCTGAAGCCCTTCATCAAGTTCTACACGACCCGCCGCTCCGGGGCGGGCGCCCAGAATTATGAAGCTTACAAGGTGCTGCAGTTCGCGGCATAGGCCGCTGAGACGGGCGGGCCCGTCGGCCCGCCCCAACCCTTTCAGACTGAGGAAGTCCAATGCTCCGCGATCTCTACTCCAACTTGAAGGTCATCGCCGCGACGGTCTCGATGCTGTCCGACGACACGGCCGTCGCCAGCCCGATCGTCGACACGCGGGGATACCAAAGCGTGCTCTTCGTCGTGCAGACCGGCACCCTTGCCGACGCAAACGCCACCTTTGCTGCGGTCATGGCCGAGTCCGCCGCCTCGAACATGGCGGGCTCGAACGCCGTCGATGATGCCGACATGATCGGCCTCGAGACCGGCGTGTCGTTTATCTTCTCGGACGACGATTTCGAGGGGAAGATCGGTTACATCGGCAACAAGCGCTACGTCCAGCTTACGATCACTCCGACCGGCAACACCGGCGCGGCGCCGATCTCCATCGTCGCGCTCGGCGTGCCGCACCGGTTCCCGGCGACCTGATCTGGCGCGACCCTGCAGCTGATAGGAGGCTCCGATGCGAGCTGTTGTAACCAAAGACTTCGACGGGATGGCGGGCGCCAAAACCAAGAAGTATCGCGAAGGCGACGAAGTGACCGGCGACATGGCGAAGTGGGCCATCGAGAACGGGCACGGCGAGGAAATCGAAGACTACGATGAAGAGGTCGACGACGCGCCAGCGCCGCCCAGGCCCCCGCCCAAGGCCACCGCCGGACATGGCGGCAAGGGCAAGGCCCCGGTCGAAGCAAAAAAGTCGAAGGGGGCCTCCGCTTCCGCCTCCGATAAACCCAAGGGCGGCGAACCGGTCGATTCCGGCGTCGACGGAGATGGCGAGTAGACCATGCTGAAGCCGGTACGGACGGCTGCGCCGGCCGATCCGCCGGTTACGGTCGCGGAGTGCAAATCGCACCTGCGCGTCCAGCACAGCGACGACGATACACTCATCGGGCTCTATCGAGACGCGGCGGTCCATCGCCTGGATGGCCGCGGCCTTTTGGGCCGGTGCATGGTCACGCAGACCTGGCGCCAGGACTTCGACTGCTGGCCCGCCGGCGGAATCATTCGGCTGCCGTTCCCGGACGTCTCGTCGGTCGGCAGCCTGAAGTACTCCGACCTGGACAACGTCGAGCAGACCGTCTCGTCGAGCCTCTACGCGCTGCAGGAGGACGAGCTCGGGCCGTTCCTCTGGCTCAAGAAGGACTTCACCTCGCCCAGCCACACCACCGATCGGCCGGACCCGGTGCGGTGCAGCTTCACGGCGGGATACGGCACGGCCGCCGACGTCCCCTCGACGCTGAAGGCCGCGATCCTGTTGATGGTGGGCGACTTCTACGAGAACCGCGAGAACACGGCCGTCGGCGTTGGCCTCGACGTGCGGCCGCTGCCGCTGGGCGTCGACGCCCTGATCGGACCGCACTGCCGTGTCGGCATCTGAGCCCGAAAAAAAAGACCAGGCGGCGCGCACATCCTCGACAAAGGCTGGCCTAGTACCTGTAGGGGGCGTTGGCGGCGAGCTCGTGCCAAGCCGCTGGGTCGCGTTCCTGGTCGATTGGGCCTGGGATATCCCCGGGTACGGCGGCCGCGCCACGAAGCATTTCAAGGCCGGGACCGAGATCCTGCTGACGCGCCGGCAGCATCAATCGGCGACGGCGGCCGGGGTCGTAGTCTCCATCCAGAACCCGCGCGCCGCGCGAGCACAGGAGGCGGACAATGTTTAGCATGCTGTTCTGGGGCGGGATCGGCGCTCTCGTCGGCGTTACCTTTTCAGAGGGAATCCGCGCGTGGATCCGCAAGGTCACGAAAGGCCGGTTCTTCGGCCCGGTTCCGGCCAGCGAAATGACGCTGAAAGACAAGGTCTGATGCCATGCCCGCCGGCAGCCTGCGCGAGAGCGTGACGTTTCAGCGTCAGGGCGTCGCCGCCGGCGACGGCAAGGGCAACTTCGGAACCGCCTTCGCCAACATCACCGGCCTGGTCGCGATCGCGGCGGAGCTGACGCCGATGCGCCAGGGCGAGACGGTCCTCGCTGAGGGCGTGCAGGGCAGGCGGCTCTATCGGGTGTGCGTCCGCTACTCGGCGATCGCCGCCGCCATCACGGTCAAAGACCAGATGATCGATGCCCGCACCAGTGTCGCCTACAACGTGAAGGCCCCGCCGATTAACCCGGACAAGAAGCGGAAGTACCTCGAGATCCTCGTCGAGACGGGCGGCGCAAATGGCTAAGCTTCGTCGCTGGACGCACGACGGCCGCTATTATTTCCACATGTTTCAATGTCCCGGCTGCGACATGGAACACGCGGTGCGCCTTGAGCAGAGCTCCCAGGGCCCGGCGGTCCATACGTTCAACGGCGACTACGACAAGCCAACCCTGCAGGCGTCGGTCCTGGTCAACTGGGTCAGTGACGACAAAGGAAAAATGGTCTGCCACTCCTACGTCGAGGCCGGGCAGATCCGCTTTCTGAGCGACTGCACGCACGGGCTTGCAGGAAAGACTGTCGACCTGCCGGAGGTGGTGATGCCGCAAAAACCGAAATGGATGGACTTCCCCTGCCAGGCGCAGGGCGCGGACCACCTCGACACCTGCAGCATATCGATCAACGGCCAAAAGAACGGCAGCGGCGCCAGCTGGAAAGTCGCCGGCGCAGACCAGGTCGGGCCGATCGAGGCGCCGACCGTCAGCCCCAGCATTCGCTGCGGACATCGCTGCCACTTCCACATCACAGCCGGGGAGTTCGTTTATTGCGACGACCATAATGGGCGCCGCGATGGTTGATAACCGCTGGATCGGCAAGGCCCGTGCGCTCGAGCGCATGCGCCAGATCCCAGTGGACGTGCGCATCGCGGTGCGCCTGCAGATCCATGTCCAGGCTGCGTTTCTGACCGAGCAGATCAGATCGGCCGCCCCGGTGGTGACGGGCGACCTCAAGGACAGTGTCGAATGGCATCCTAATCCGCGGAAGGATAAGATTTCGGCCGTCGTGACGGCAGGCAGGGGCCTAGAAGCCGGCTACGGGCGACGAGTCGAATTCGGAACCCCCGGACAGCAAGCTTCGCCGTTCTTCTATCCGACCTATCGCGCGTTCCGGCGCAAGATCCGCGCCGCAATCAGTAAGGCTGGACGCACCGCCATCAACCTCTGGGGTAGCTGATGAAAGACCCAAGCGACGCCATGCAGGCGGCGGTCTACGCCAAGATGATCGCTGCAGCGGCGGTCACTGCGCTCGTCGGCGCGCGCATTTACGACAAGGTGCCGGGCGAGCCGGGCTATCCCTATTGCCGGATCGGGGAGGACCAGGCGGTCGGCGATTCCAACAGCTGCGCCGACGGGTGGGAGTTCTTCGCCACGGTCCATTCCTTCAGCCGCCACGCGATCTCCCCGCGGCCCGAGGCGAAGCAGGTCAACAACGCGGTGGTCGGGGCGCTCGCCGACGACAGCGCCCTGCCGGCCCCGGCGGGCTTCGCCGTCACGCTCTCCGAAATGGTGCAGAGCCGGACCTTCATGGAAGACGACGGCGTCACGGCGCACGGCGTCGTCACCATCCGCTACCTCATCGCCGACGCGGCGTAGCAGTCCGCTCAATCAACCCCCCTCTGCCGCGCTCCTAGCCTTCGACCATCCGGCGCCTGCGCGCCTTTGCTCGAAGGGGTTACTGCAATGGCCTTGGCCAAGGTGCTGGCGGGCAAGAGCCTGCTGATCAAAGTCTCGGACGGCGGAGGCACGCCGGTCTTCGCTCATCCCTGCCTGATCAATGCGGCGCGCGGGATCGTCTTTTCGGCAGAGACGAACGAGACGCGGATCCCGGACTGCTCGGACCCGGAACTCATCGCCTGGATCAAGCGCGAGAAGATCTCGATCTCCGGGGCCGTCAACGGCGCCGGGGTGCTGAACACGACGGACACGGAGTTCTACTACGACTGGGTGTCGGACGCCGACCCGATCGCCGTGCAGGTCATCCTCAACGGCGTGACCGGGGCGAACGGCGGCGGCTATTTCGCTGGCGACTGGCACTGCACGCAGTTTGGCCTGTCGGGCGACCTCGGCGAGTACGTCCAGGTCGACATTCAGTTGGTCTCCGACGGGACGATCACCTGGACCGACAACGCCTAACGCCATGAGCCGCAACGCCGAAATCACCCTCCTGTTCTACGACCAGGAGCGGACCTTCCGCCTCGGCATCAAGGAGCTGCGCAAGCTGCAGGAAAAGTGCGGCGAGCGTGGCCCCCAGCGCATCATGCGCGACCTCGAGGACGGCAACTGGATGGTCGACGACATCATCCAGCCGATCCAGCTGGGCCTGATCGGCGGCGGTATGAAGCCGGAGGAAGCAGCCAGGCTGGTGAAGGAAAGGGTGGAGGACCGGCCGCTCGCGGAATGCCTCCTCTTCGCGCTCGTGATCCTGCAGGCCGCGGTTGTCGGCCCGCCAGGCGATCCGATCGACCAGGGCAAGGGAGCGCCCAGCCCGGGGGAGCAGGAGGTGGCGAAGACCGGCTCAACTTCGCCCACCTCTACGGAGTTGGAGCCGCCCTCGGGTGGACAGCCAGACAAGTCGATGAACTGAGCCTCTGGGAGTTCCAGGCCGCGATCGCCGGCTATCGGAAAGCGAACTCTCCGGAGGAAGGCCCGGCGGCGCCGTCGCCTGACGATCTGCACGAAGCCCTTCGGGCCTCACAGGTGAACTGATGGCCGACCGCATAGAATCCCTGGTCCTGCAGATGTCGGCCGACATCCGCAAGCTCGAGAAGGGCCTCTCCCAGGCGCGCGGAACGACCAATCGGCAGCTCACGACCATCGAAGGCCGCTTCGACAAGATGAACAAGAATGTTCTCCGGTCGACCGGCTCGATGGCGAAGAACCTCACCGCATCGCTAGTCGCCATCGGGGCAGCGCTCGGGCTGCGTGAGACCGTCCAGTTCGCTGACGCATGGACGCAGGCGGCGAACAAACTCTCGGCCGCCGGCGTTGCGGCCGACAAGCTCGGCGAGACCCAAGAGCGCCTGGTGAAGCTCTCGCTCGAGACGCGGACCGGCCTCACGGAAACGGTCGACCTTTACAGCCGCCTCACCCGATCGACGCAGCAACTCGGCGTCAGCCAGGCTGACGTCTTCCAGGTCACGAAGACGCTCAACCAGGCGTTCAAGGCCGGCGGCGCCTCGATCGAGGAACAGCGGGCCGCGATCACGCAGCTGTCCCAGGCGCTCTCGTCCGGCGCCCTGCAGGGCGACGAACTCCGGTCGATCCGCGAGAACGCTCCGCTGGTGGCCAAGGCCATCGCGAACGAATTCGGCGTCACCATGGGGGAGCTCAAGAAGCTCGGGGCCGAGGGCAAGCTCACCACTGACAGGATCTTCAGCGGCATCCTGAAAGCAGGGCAGGAGATCGAGACACAATTCCGATCGACCCAGTCCACGATCGCCGACGCCTTCGTGAACCTCGGCACCGCAGCGACCGCTTTCGTCGGCCGGCTGAACGACGCCTACGGAGTCAGCGCGCTGATCGCGGACGTTCTCAACAATGCCGCCAAAATTGTTGGCGCCGGCGGCGACGGGGACGTGCAGCCGAAAACGGTCCAGGCCCTCCGGGTCCGCGGGGCCCGCGACCAGGCCGACGTAACGCGCGTGTTGGCCGAGATCGACGCAACGATCGAACTCGGCGACGTCACCAAAAACCTATCCGAGAAGGAAACCGAGCTGGCGGCGAAGCGAAAACAGGAAGCGCTCGACCGCCTGACCGGCCTGTCCGCAGAACTCCGACTGCTCCGGGACTACACGAACGCCCTCATCAAGGCTGAGCAGCTGAACGCAAAGTCGGCGCGGGTGATCGTGGAGCCGCCGAATGTGAAGTCCGCCCGCGAGGAAAGCATCGTCGCCATGCAGAACGGGCTCGAGGCGATCGCCAAAACCCGCTCGGCGCTTACCGACAGGATTGCAGCGGTCATCCGCGCCGACCCGTCGCTGTTCCTCAAGGATGCCGACCTGATCGGCCACATGGAGGATGACGAAAAGTCGAAGCTCCACCAGTTCACGACCGACCTCGACGACTTCGCGGCCGCGCTGAAGGAGATCCAGAAATCCGAGGAAGGCGCCGCCGCAAAGTCGCGCGCCGCGGTGCAGGCCGTTCTGGACTACGCCAAGGCGACAAAGGACGTGGCGGCCGCCACGCTGCTGATGTCGGACCTCCCGGGCATCTTTGTGCCGGCAGACTGGAACCTGCTGCACAAAGAACTCGCCAAGGTGAAGGAGGAATCGGACGCGATCGACTTCGACAAGGCGACCGCTGGTCTGATGGACTTGAAGGACCTGGTCGCATCGCTCGGGCCCGGCCTCGACGACAACGCGGTCGACCGGGATCTCCAGAGGTCCGGGGTGTTCCCGACTGCCGAACAGCAGGCGCTGCGGGACAGGATGCGGGAGGCGGTCAAGGAGGGCCTGCGCCAGGGCATAGAGACCGACGACTGGGGCCAATCGCTCAGGAACATCCTCGCGGAATCCATCACGGCCGCGCTCGACAAATCGCTGAACGCCCTGGCCGACATGCTGACGCAGTTCCTCTTTGGCGATAGCGGCCGGGGTGGTGTCCTCGGCGACCTCGCCAGCGCCGTCTTCGGCGGCTTCAGCAAGGGCCCCGGCCGGGCATCCGGCGGAGCGACGTTCCCGTTCACGCGCCACCAGGTGAACGAGACCGGCAAGGGCGAATTCCTGTTCATGGGGAAGAACCCCGGCCAGGTGCTGACCGCCTCGCAGATCAACGGTCTCTCCGCAGGCGGGCGCGGCGGCGGGGCGACAACGATCAACGCGCCTCTGATCGTACAGGGCTCGATCGACTCCGCCACCCTGCCGCAGGTCCGCACCATGATGGCGGAGAATAACCGCCGGATCGCGGCGTCGCTGCCCGGGGCCGTCAACGCGACCATGCTCGACAACCGCAAGCACAAGCGGAGGGTTTAGATGGCGGCCGGCGAACTCATCCGCACCGAAGGCCTGCTCAAGGCCGAGTGGAACCTCGTACCCAATCAATCGCGCCGGATGAAGAACTCCGGCAACAGCATCGTCGGGGTGTTCGGTCCGTCGGAATGGAAGCTGACGGTCGAGACCCGCCGTCTGTCCATGGCCGAGGCGCGGCTGTGGTCGGTGTGGATCGACGACCGAAAAGAGTTCGCCTTCACCTTCACGGCGTTCCGACTGTTCCGCGTCAACCCGCAGGGTGCGCTCGGTACGCCGGACGGGTCGATCGGCCTCGCGGTCGACGACGTGAACTCGGAACTCGACCTCACCGGCACGGGCGCCTACGTCGCCACGAAGGGCGACATGATTAGCTACCGCACCGCGAACAACGGCTACTACGCCGGCCAGATCCGGGAGGATGCGACGGCGGTCGCCGGCGCCGTCACGGTGAAGGTCTCGCCCAGGCCGCTGGCTAAGCACGCCACTGTGCCGGCCGTGCGCCGTGTCCAGGCGCTCGCCGAGTTCGAGCTCACGACCGACCCCGGCGGCTTTGAAGACTACATTCAGCGCGGCGTGAGCTTCGAGGCGATGCAAGTCCCCCGCTAGCCTCGGCCAGGCGGGAGAGGCGGCGAATGCCCTATCCATTGGACGCAGAATCCGAGGCCGCGCTCGCCGCCGGCCGCCTGTGCACCGCCGACCTCGTCGACTTCTACCTCGCCGACAGCGAGGGCGCGCCGCTGACCCTGCGCGCCTGGTCCTGGCCGGGGGAGATCGACTATCCGGCGAACGATGCGATCGACGACACCGATCCGGTCACTTACGAGTCGATGCACAAGCGGATGGATGTGGCCAAGTCCGTCCGCCTGGCCGCCACCCTGGCGGCCGAGCCTCTGCAGATCGTCCTCGATGGTTCCCGATCGGCGGACGACGACGACTGGGTCGGGCGCTTCGTCGACGCCGACTGGCACCAGCGCCCGATGCGGATCCGGCAGATCCTGTTCAACTTCGACACCCAGGCGTCGGCAACCGATCCGGTCTGGGAGTGGCACGGCCGCCTCGATCATCGCCAGCTGAGCACGCAAAAGGACCAGCCGCAGACCTGGTCGGTTAGCTGCGAGGGCGGGCTGTTCCGCGTCCGCGGCCGGCGGCTTCACACGCGCAGCCACGCCGATCAGCAGCGCCGCCTCGCGGGCGATCTCTTCTACCGCGGGACGCCGAACATGGTCGGGCGCCCGCTGGTCTGGGCGAAGGCGCAAGGCAACGTCGTCGGCGCGGCAGGCGGCTCCTCGGGCAACCCGCCGCGCCCGTTCACCCCCTGGATTGTCTTCGATCCATGAAACGATTTCCCGACTGGCCCGAGAGACTCCAGCGCGCGATAAATGAACGCCGGGCGCTTCCCCACGCATGGGGGTCGAACGACTGCGCGCTGTTCGCGGCCGACCTGGTCGCTGCGATCACCGGCCAGGACTTCGGCGTCATGTTCCGCGGCCGCTACTCGGACGAGGCGGGCGCGCGCGCGATGATGGCTGCGCACGGCTGGGCGGACCTGGCAGCGCTCGCCGACCACTGCCTCCCGCGCCGTGAGGAGCGCCCGCGGCGAGGCGACGTCGCCCTGCAGGGTGGCCGCTTCGGTCCCTTCCTCGGGATCATCTGGCAGCGCGGCGTCATTGGACCCGGCCCGAACCACGCGATCATCTGGCCGCCGAAGGGCATCATCGGACTGTGGGGAGTGGGCTAGATGCCGGCAGCAGTCTCCACCGCCTCAGTCTGGATCGCACAGCAGATCGGCAACGCGGTCCTGTCGATTGTCACCGCGGTCACCGGCAGCGGCTACGCGGCGACGGTCGCCTACAACTTCGCCGTCACGGCCGCCTACCACGCCGCCCAAATTGCGATTTACGCCGGCATACAGTTGGGGATCGACGCCCTGACCAGGCCGCGACCGCCAGGCCCACAGGGGGCGGAGCTCCAACTCGCGATCGACAGCGACTTTCCGCGGCAGATGCTCATCGGCCGGCGCCCGACGGCCGGATCCCTGGTCGCCCGCTACTCGAGAGGCGCCAGCCTCTATAACGCGCACTTCGTTTTCCAGCTGGCGGACCATCCCTGCACGGCGCT